GGGTATATTCCCACTTTGGTACCAACGATATCGATGACATCTTTACTAAGCTTCGTTTTATGATTATAGGATGTGACTGTAAGTGGGTGGTCGTTGACCATCTACATATGTTAGTCAGTGCTGTACATGAAGGGGATGAGAGACGTGCTATTGATACTATCATGACTAGGCTGAGAAGTTTAGTAGAAGAAACAGGTGCCGGTATTATTTTAGTATCACACTTGAGACGTGTTGATGGTAACAAGGGACATGAGAATGGGATTGAAGTATCTCTTTCTCACCTAAGAGGTTCCAATAGCATTGGACAACTGAGTGATTGTGTGATAGCATTAGAACGTAATCAACAATCAGATGACCCTGATGAAGCTAGAACTACGAGACTTAGAATCTTGAAGTCTAGATACACAGGTGATGTCGGTATGGCTTGTAGAGTAATCTATGATGGCGAAACCGGTAGACTATCTGAACTTACAGATGAGGACATAACCTTTGATGCTAGTTTGGATGAGGCATTTTAATGGACTTAGTATTTGACATAGAAACAGATGACTTAAAAGCAACTAAGATACACTGTATCGTTGCTCAAGATATGGATACCGGACAGTTATATAAATATCCACCGGAGAAATTATCAGAAGGTTATGAACTGTTAGCTAATGCAGATACTTTAATAGGACATAACATCATCGGATTTGACATACCTATGGTAGAGAAGTTCGGTGATGTTGACTTGTCTAAGATACCGGTCATTGATACGTTAGTGTTATCAAGATTATTTAATCCTAACAGAGAAGGCGGACATAGCCTTGAGAAATGGGGATACAAGTTAGGCTATCATAAGATAGAGTTCTCAGACTATCTTAATTATTCTAAAGAGATGATGGACTATTGTGTTAGAGATGTACAACTCAACGCTGTAGTACTAAAGAAACTTAGAGAGGAGAGTAAAGGCTTCTCCAAACAATGCATATCTTTAGAACAAAGCATAGCTAGAATAATAAAACAGCAAGAGGTAAACGGATTTAAGTTTGATTTACAATCAGCCTTAATGTTACTTGCTGAACTCAGAGAAAAGAAACAAGCAATTGAAGATGAAGTTCATAGTACATTTAAACCTAAGTGGGTAGATGATAAGTTAGTTAAGCCTTACATTAAAAAAGATGGAGACTTATCTAAGCGTGGACTTACAGATGATGAGTATCAAAGATGCATAGATACAGATAACTTTGAACCTTTTATGAGGCAGAAGTTAGTTGACTTTAATCTTGGTAGTCGTAAACAAATTGGAGAATATCTTATTGACTTTGGTTGGAAGCCAGAAAGGTTTACACCTACAGGACAACCAATAGTAGATGAGAAAACTCTATCAGCAATCACACACATACACGAAGCTAAACTTATAGCAGACTTCTTACTGCTTCAAAAACGTATAGCTCAAGTTGATTCTTGGGTTGAAGGAGTACAAGAAGATGGCAGAGTACATGGCTTTGTAATACCTAATGGTGCTATCACAGGCAGGATGACTCATAGAAATCCTAACATGGCACAAGTACCGGCAGTCTATAGCCCCTATGGAAAAGAATGTAGGGCTTGTTGGACTGTAGAAGAAGGTAATGTTTTACTTGGAGTTGATGCTTCTGGTCTTGAGATTAGAATGTTGGCTCACTATATGAACGATGAGGAATACACAAATGAAATCATTAACGGAGATATACACACCTCTAATCAAAAACTTGCACAACTTGAATCAAGAGATAAGGCAAAGACATTCATCTATGCACTCATGTACGGAGCCGGAGATGAAAAACTTGGAAGCGTGGTTGGAGGAACTACAGCAGATGGTAAAAGAGCTAGACAATATTTCTTTGATAATAAACCTACATTTAAATCTCTTAGAGACAGAGTACAAAGAGCATCAACAAAAAATTATCTCAAAGGATTAGACGGTAGAAAGCTTTATGTACGTAACCAACATTCAGCACTTAACACTTTACTACAAGGTGCCGGTGCTATCATAATGAAACAAGGGTTGGTTATGTTAGATGATTTGTTGAGATTAAACAACATGGAATATAAATTTGTAGCTAACATACATGATGAGTGGCAAATAGAAGTCCCAAAAGATAAGGCTGATTTCATAGGTAAGTTTGCAGTAGAGAGTATTGTGAATGCCGGAAAACATTTTAATCTTCGCTGTCCTTTAGATGGCGAATACAAGATAGGATATAACTGGAGTGAAACCCACTAAACAACAAAGTTTATTTCCTGATTATCACGATGAACTAATTTTTAAAGACGGTAAAATATGTATTAAATGTGATAAAAAACTTCCATTATCTTTTTTTAGTCCCGCATCAGGAGGAAATTTTTTAAGACCTGAATGTAAGAAATGTAATAATTATCTAAGTAAGACTAGGGTTTTATTAAAAAAAAAATATGGGATGCCCAAGGATGAAAATTATAAATGTCCTATTTGTTTAGGAACATCAGACAAAGTAAATGGTTTAGGTGGAAAAAAATTAGGAGCTTGGGTAATAGACCATTGCCATGAAACAGAATCTTTTAGAGGTTGGTTATGTCACACTTGTAACAGATGTCTTGGCGGTTTTAAAGATGATAAAGATATACTTAAAAGAGCTATAAAATATTTAGAAGGAGGTTCTAATGAAACCAAATAAAGAAGATAGAAAGAAATTTGACATTGACTTAGAGTACGGAGAGATAAGAGAAGATAAAATAAAAGACATGCTAACCGGAAAGAAGATAGAGGTTAAGTCAGAGAAAGGAATGTGGATGAAGACAGGTAACATATGTATAGAGTATGAGTCTTGGAATAAACCGTCTGGAATAAGAGCAACCGAATCAGATTATTGGTTTCATAACTTATGTGTAGGAGACAATGAGTTCTGTACATTAGTATTTAAAACAGATGTACTTAGAACTATTGTTGATGAACTTGATAGTTTTAAAACTGTATGTGGTGGAGACCATAACGCTAGTAAAATGTTCTTAGTCAACCTTCAAAAATTATTCTCATCAGATGTCATCAAAGCATTTAAGGAGACTGAAGATGAAAAAAAATAAAAAAACACTTGACACATTAGTAGAAGACATATATAATAAATTGTCGGCTTTAGGAAAAGGTGAACATCTTGACATAGATGAGAACACAATAGAGCAGTTTGGAGAATCCATGAAAGAGATTCTCTACTCTTGGTCACACCCTAGCCCACGTGGTAAACCTAGTTTGAGAATGTCTAACGTAGGTAAACAACCTAGACAACTTTGGTACGAGATGAACTCAACCTCAGATACTACAGAGGTTATTTCACCACCAACATTTATTAAGTTCTTATACGGACATCTACTTGAAGAGATAGTTTTATTTCTTGTTAGATTATCTGGACATGAAGTTACAAGTGAACAGAAAGAAATAACAGTATCTGGAATCAAGGGACACATGGATTGTGTTATTGATGGTGAAGTAGTAGATGTGAAGACTGCTTCAGGATTTGCATTTAAGAAGTTTAAAGATGGTACTCTAGCAGAGGACGATGCTTTTGGTTACATGGCTCAACTTGCCGGATACGAACAAGCAGAAGGCACAAAGAATGGTGGCTTCCTTGCTCTTAACAAAGAGTCTGGAGAGTTAGCTATGTTCAGACCAGACAACTTTGATAAGCCTAATATTAAAAAGAAAATAACTGATATTAAAAAGGCTGTTAAGCTAACTGCACCGCCTAATAAATGTTATGATGATGTTCCAGATGGTAAGTCTGGTAACATGAAACTTGCTAAAGGTTGTGTATATTGTAGACATAAGTTTGAATGTCATGCAGATGCTAACGATGGTAAAGGTTTAAGAGTGTTTAAATATTCAACAGGTTATAGATACTTAACTCAAGTACCTAAACCACCTAATGTTATAGAGGTTACACAGATATGAATGGTAGGAAAGCCAAGAGACTAAGACGTAGAGCAGAGGAATTACTTATCAGTTGGATAAGAACTATGGTTCCAGAAGGAGAAGATGCTACTAAGATAACTAAGAAAAACTTAGGTGAGTTCTTACCAGAACAAACTCATATCTTTGCAAATAATAGATTCATGTTAAGTGCTTATAGTTTAAGATGGTTCTATAAAAAAGTTAAGCAGAATCCAAACATTACTTTGGAAGAGCTTAATGCCTAGAAGAGTACCACGAAAGCCAAGACCTAAAAAAGTAAACGTACCTAAAGGATACGACAGTGCTTGGGAATATGATATACATCAGACTATCCTAAAAGAATGGAATCATCATTGGGATAATATTAATTATGTTGTTAAGCATAAGTACGAGCCAGACTTTGTAAAGGTTATAGATGGTAAAACAATTTTAATAGAAGCTAAAGGTAGATTCTGGGACTATGCAGAGTATAGTAAGTACATACATATTAGAAGTGCTTTACCTGAGAATTATGAGTTAGTGTTTTTATTTCAGAAACCTTTCTCTCCAATGCCGGGTGCTAAAGTAAGAAAAGATAAAACAAAAAGAACTCATGCTGAGTGGGCTGAGACAAACGACTTCACTTGGTACAGCGAGGAAACATTACCGGAGGAATGGAAAAGTGAAATATAAATTTAAAGAAGATGAAATAATAAGAGACATAAGAACATATGTTGATAGAACATATGAACAACATTACTCTAATGGTAAGTACCAAGCTACAGATATGATACTAGATGCCGGTCATGGTGAAGGATTTTGTATTGGAAACATTATGAAGTACGCTATGAGATATGGAAAGAAGCACGGTAATAATCCAGATGACTTACGTAAGATAATACACTATGCTATAATAGCTTTATATTTACAGGACAAAGATAATGATTGAAGACAAGATAGGACAGAAGCCTTACCTAGGCATTACAATAGATTACGATAAAGAAAAAACATTTGATAAGTTTAGTTTAGATACACTCAAAGATAGATATTTTTGGGAAGGAGAAACACATGCCCAAGAAGCATTCGCAAGAGCCTCAGTCTTCGGAGCAACCTACAAAGGCGAGACAGATTTTGAATTGGCTCAAAGACTTTATAACTACAGTTCCTCTCGTTGGTTCATGTTCAGCACTCCTATACTTAGTAACGGGGGAACAACTCGTGGGCTTCCTATCAGTTGTTTTCTTAACTATGTTCCTGATAGTAGGGGTGGTTTATCTTCTCACTATGACGAGAATATTTGGTTGGCAAGTTCGGGTGGAGGCATTGGTGGATATTGGGGAGATATTAGGAGTAATGGTATATCTACTACTCATGGCTCTCGTTCTACTGGTTCAATTCCTTTCATGCATGTAGTTGATTCTCAGATGTTAGCCTTTAACCAAGGCACTACAAGACGTGGTAGTTATGCGGCTTATATGGATATCAGTCATCCGGAGATTGAAGAGTTTATTAATATGAGAAAAGAATCAGGTGGAGATATAAACAGAAAGAATCTTAATCTTCATAACGGTGTAAACATTACAGATGCTTTCCTTGAAGCAGTACAGAAAGACGAAGATTGGAGATTGATAGACCCTAAGACTAACGAAGCAGTTAAGACTATCAACGCTAGGGATTTATGGTGGCAGATAATAAATGCTAGAGCAGAAACAGGTGAGCCTTATATGGTGAACATTGATACTTGTAATAAACATTTACCTAAAGCACAAAAGGATTTAGGTTTAAAGATAAGACAAAGTAACTTATGCTCAGAGATTACTCTTCCAACAGATGAAGAGAGAACAGCAGTATGTTGTTTATCATCTGTAAACTTAGAACACTTTGATGACTGGTCAAAAGATGACATGTTCATTGAAGATTTAATAACCATGCTTGACAATGTTTTACAGCACTACATTGACAATGCAATAGACACAACACAGTTAGGAGAATACAGTGCAAATTTCAAACGCTTTCAAAAATATGTTAAAGAAGGTAAGGAAGGCTTTACCAAGAGTGCCTACTCAGCGTATCGAGAAAGGAGTCTCGGTCTCGGTGCTATGGGCTTCCATGCTTATCTTCAATCTCGTAACATCCCTTTCGAAGGGATATACGCTAGTGGTTTCAACTATAAAGCATTCTTGTATATCAATACTAGAGCAAATGAAGCGACTAAAGAATTGGCTGTTAGAAGAGGAGAGGCTCCAGACATTCATGGTACAGGTAAAAGAAACGCTAACCTATTGGCTATTGCTCCTAACGCTAGTAGTGGGATTATATGTAGTGGTACTTCCCCTTCTATTGAGCCTTTCCGTGCTAACTGCTATACTCACAAAACTTTGTCAGGGTCTTACCAAGTTAAGAACAAGTATCTCGAAAAAGTTCTCAAGTCTAAGGGGCTTAAAGGCAAAGAGTTAGATGCAGTATGGAAAGATATATCCGGTAACGATGGTTCAGTTCAGCACTTAGATATTTTAACTGATGATGAAAAAGAAATATTTAAAACTGCAAATGAACTAAATCAGATTTGGATTGTCGAACATGCTCACCAAAGACAAGAGTTTATATGTCAAGCTCAGTCTGTTAATCTGTTCTTCACTTTACCAAAGGCAACAGAGCCTCAAGAAGTACACGATGAGTACATGCAATATGTTAATGATGTACATTGGTATGGCATGAACAAACTTAAATCGCTTTATTACTTCCGTTCTAATGCAGCCAGAACTGTAGAGAATGTTAATACTAAAGTACAAAGAATAAATTTAGAAGATACAGAATGTATCGCATGTGAGGGATAGTCGTGGATTGTTGGCACTGTGGAACACAATTAATATGGGGCGGAGACCACGATATAGCAGATGAAAACGAAGAGTATATAATGGAGACTAACTTACATTGCCCTAAATGTAACTCCGAAGTTATAGTCTATTTACCAAAGGAATAATAATATGAGCTTACTAACAACTAGAGACTACTACAAACCATTTGAATATCCTTGGATGTTTGATTACTATGTATTACAGAATCAAATGCACTGGATGCCGGAGTCTGTAGCACTACATACAGATGTAAAAGATTGGCAAGAACTTACACCGGTTGAAAAGAATTTACTTACACAAATATTCAGATTGTTTACTCAGTCTGATGTTGATGTGGGTGCCGGATATGTAGATAAGTATATGCCTATCTTTAAAAAACCTGAATCAAGAATGATGATGGGTTCTTTTGCAAACATGGAATCAATTCATCAACATGCTTATTCTTTATTACTTGATACAGTTGGAATGCCTGAGATAGAGTACAAAGCTTTTGCAGAGTACGAAGAGATGTCAGACAAGCATGACTATGTTGGTAACTTTAAACCGCTTAAGTCTGATAAAAGAACTATTGCAAAAACTTTAGCAGTGTACTCAGCTTTTACAGAAGGCTTACAGTTGTTCAGTAGCTTTGCAATCTTATTAAACTTTCCAAGATTTGGTAAAATGAAAGGCATGGGACAGATAGTTACTTACTCTATCCGTGATGAGTCTATGCACGTTGAAGCTATGACTAAATTATTTAGAGAGTTTATACAAGAAAACATAGAGATATGGACAGATGATTTTAAGAAAGAACTCTATGACATATGCAGACATATGGTAGAGTTAGAAGATAAGTTTTTGGATTTAGTTTTTGATATGGGAGACATACAAGGACTAACTAAAAAAGATATGTATGCTTACAACAGATACATAGCAGACAGAAGGTTGCTTCAGTTAGGATTAAAAACTAACTTTGACCAAAGAGAGAATCCTCTTGGTTGGATTGATGAAGTAACCGGAGTAGAACACCAGAACTTTTTTGAGGGTAGGGCTACTACCTATATGAAAGCAGGGCTTCGAGGTAGACAGGACAATATTAAATTTACAAACCTAGGGGAACCTAATGATTAATAAATCCGAAGCTAACTTAGTAAGCTTCAAAATACTTTTAACAAGAGATAATAAAATAGTAACAGAGTTTAGTTTACTACCTGAAGATATGGTAGACGAAGTATTTCCACCAGATGATAGAGCAGTTATTAAAACTATTATCAGAAATGGTAAAGCTAAGTTAGAAAACTTACATGACTACTTTCAAAGAGAACTTAATGTTCTAAAATAGTATAAATCTTTATAGGTTTTTCTTTACCCTTTACATAAATTGGCTCAAGAGTTGCATACTTACCTGTGTAACTCTTAATTGTTTCGTGACCTATGACTATATCTTCACCTACTTCTTTAGTAGAACTTTCCAATCTTGCGGCTAGATTTACTGCATCACCTATTGCGGAGTAATCAAATCGTGAGTCGCTTCCCATATTACCTACAACTGCCTCTCCTGTATTTATCCCTATACCTATCTCTATCCCT